TAAAGTACATCACCTTGAGTACCATGAGCCATTTCAGCTAAATCAACAGCGTTGTCAGCTAGGTGCTCATTATCTATAGATCCATCTGTATAGTGCTCAGAATCAACAGCATTGTCAGCTAGGTTATCTCCGTCTACCGCATCGTTAGCTAGTTTAGCATGTTCTACTGCACCTGTACCTATCTTAGCTGCTGTTACAGCTCCTGCTGCTATCTTAGCTGCACTTACTGTACCATCTCCTGGTGTAGGAATACTTACAGCTGAACCTACTTGTATAACGAATACACTAGAACTAGCTGCGGGAGCTGCACTGAATATAATAGTATCAGCATCTGACATTGCAAAACCTTCAGCTGGTGCTGAGGTTCCAGTATTAGGTTTCTGTATAACACCATTAACACTAACAATTAGCTGAGCTGCTGATGTTACAGAAGCTGCAGATCCACTTGTTGAGGTTTCTTTTAAATCATAAGATTGAGCAGAACCATAAGTAGCAGCATCAGTTGTACCTGCATTACATAGTACTAGATATTTAAAATCACCGGTAGATGTTACTTCACCCCAAGATGATCCATCATAGACTTTCATCTTGTTAGCATTAGTATCAAACACTAAATCACCTTCATCATTATCAGATCCAGGTTCTCCAGCTGCTACACGGTATCTATTATTAAAGTCGTTTATATCATCACTTAACTGTACAAAGTCTGACTCCCTTATCATTGCCTGGTGGTAATTATAAGTCTGACTTGATCCAGTGGATACAACCATCAAACCAGCACCAGACTGGAATACATAAGGATCAGGGTTTGAACCAACACCACCTCTTAATTCACTAGGGAATCCGTTAATTGTTACAGTAGAATTATCTAATGTATCACCGTTAGTAGATACACCACTAGAATTAACTTGTAACCCAGCTGCGTCAGTTATACTAATTACAACACCAGCTGCGGGTATGGTATTAGGGAAGGACTCATCGTCTGCTATAACCTCAAGTCCACCAATAGGTGCAATTACACTTGCGACATAATCTACAACAGCTCCTGATGTAGGAATATGCGAGTCACTATCTGATATAGTTGTCTGTTCGCAACCTATCATACCGATCTCAACTGCATTATTAGCAATTGTTACAGCACCTGTATTAGCAATAGTTATGTCACCAGATACTGCCACAGCAGTTGGAACGTTAGATCCATTACCAACAAGTATTTGACCGTCAGTTACGTTTGCTAGTTTATTATGATCGATAGCTGCACCAGATGCTACAGAAGCGTTAACCACAGCATTACTTGCTAGTTGGTCAGCACCTACTGCATCGTCAGCAATCATAGCCTGTTCCACAGCATCATTAGCTATAGTAACAGCACCATCATTTGCTAAGGTTACATCACCTGAAACTGCTACAGCTGTTGGTACATTAGATCCGTTTCCTACAAGGATTTGACCGGATGTAACACTAGCTAATTTACTATGTGCTATATCTGCAGAACTATTAAGATCAGCATTAACAATAGACCCATCTACTATTTTAGATGAGTTTACTGAGTTTGCAGATAAGTGTGCAAGATCAACCGAACCATCAGTAATATGTTCTGAATTGATTGCATCGTCTTGTATATTATCTCCATCTACAGAATCATTTGCAAGCATTGCATGTTCTACAGCACCATTGGCTATAGTGAATGCACCTGCATTAGACATGGTTACATCCCCTGAAGGGGTAACCTGAGCACTTACATTACTACCATTACCTGCCCAGATCTTTCCATCTGTTAAGGAGTGAGAAGCTATATTAGTATTAATTCTGTCATCAATAGCTTTAGCTGTCATTATATAGCTATCACTATCAACGAAAGCTTCTGTACTATCTAGTGTTTGTGTAGAATCATTCCATTTACCATCTACTGATTTCTCTGTTTCCTGGCAAACATATAATGTTTGGTTAAAGTCATTGTTTAAATCTTGTGCTCTAACTGCAGATCCAGAAAAGAATTCTGATTGAAGATTATCAATATTTGTATCACGATATACTCTAATTGCTACTGAACTTTTAGGAGCACCACTAGCTTCTTGTGTACTAGTTGCTCCGCTAGCATCAGCAGTAAAGTTTATTTGGGTAGCATTGGCAAGTTCGAAATTTGTTGTATCAACCTGATTAAGGGAAACCTTAATATCAGTGTCTTCTAAATATGGGAATGTGAAGGAATAGATTCTAGTAGAACCGTTTCCTGTATAGTTATTTTCAATTGTATAAGCCATAGTTACCTGTTAGTCATTTGGAGTAATTGGTTTGCTTCTTCGTATTGTGATCTGCTCTTTACAGGTTTATCTATTCTATTATATACTGATGCTTCAGCTTTCTTTCTAGCACTCATTAAGGTTATAACGTCAGGATGACTTTGAAGCGTAGCCCACGCTTTCCTCTTAGCTTGATTAAATATATCTCTAATCATTTTGTTATGAGGATAATCCATAGGATTAATACCAGGAGGACGCCTATGTAAGCCATCTCTGATATCTTTCTCCATCTGATTCATAGATTCAATGAATTTCTTCTTCTTAGAAAGCTTAGCAAGCTGTAAATCTAAACGTTGATCACCTAAAGCTTTTTGGAATTGAGATCTAACTTCAGGTACTTCTGCTAATGATGTACCATCAGGTCCAGTTAGTGTTGCTAAATTTAAATCAAACTGACTCTTAAATAAAGTAGCTCGTCCGATTTGTGATTCTGTCCACTCCTCTTTACTATACCCATGTTCTTCAAAATTAAGTTGAACAGGGCTGATCATATTATAGAACCTAACTATAGGATTCCAATCTTTAATAGGTTGTCCAGTTAGAACATCATATTTAGTTGGAAGTTGTCTTTCTCCAGCAATTCCTTCTAAGAATAGATTCCTACTACGAACTGTTTCCCATAATCCAGCATTAAGTTCCTTCATATGAGGGTTGAGAAACTTACCTATTTCGTTTCTTAAGCCAGCATAAGGTATAACATTATTCATTATATTAGCAGCTATCCTTTCTAACTTCTTAGGATTATTACCAAATAAATCAGTTAATCCTGTTAAACCTTGTAGGTAAGTCTTAGTAATCATACCTTTAGAAAGTGCTAACGTATAACTTAATAAGCCTCTTTCAACAGCATCTGTACCTATAGTATCCATATTATCACCAAGGTCAGCTATACCAGATAGAATACTAGTAAATGGTTCTAAGGACTCATGCCCTACCCATATACCACCAAGTTTGATTGAACGTGGTTTCCATCCACCAGCTTCCCAAACTTTACGTAATCTCATATCAGCAGGTCCATTACCAGTTAATTCACCAGATAAGTATTTCTGACCTGCCATGAACATGATAGAACCACCTATAGCTAATCTACCATTTTGTAAAGCTTTTGCATTAGCTAAGTCTTGTGCATTCTCAATACCATACTTAACAACAGACTCTAAGTTATCAGGTGTAGCCTTAGCTATATCATTAAACTCTCTTACCAAGAAGTTGAATCCTGGTGTATGTTTCATAGTCAATTCTAAACCATTAATACCTGTTCTAGCAAACATATAGAATGGTTTTAACTGAGGATACGTAGTAAATAATTCATTTAAAGACTTACCAAAACCTGTTAAATCTTTAGTAAGTGTTACTTCCCCTCTTGCATATGACAACATACTGTCATTTATAGCACCAGTGTTAGGATCAAATATTTCATTCTGTAATCTAGTCTCATACTCTCTTATTAATTCATGACTGATATCAGGTATAAGTCCATCAGCTTTCGCTTCCATTGCACCTCTAAGTGCTTTACTTCTAGCTCTAGCTCTACCTAATATCATGGTAAAAGCATCGTCAGTAGCAGCTAATAACTTCATATTATAATTAAAGAAGTTAGAATGATTTGACATACGTGCTAGGTTTGTTACACGGAATGCTCCGACTTCTCCATCACTAGCTCTACCACTTTCTTCTGCCCAATATCTCATTAAATCCCATTGCTGATCATCAAGGGTGTATTCAGCATATCTACTTTTAACTGTAGATAAATCGCCTGTCCAGTAACCATTAAGTCGATGTTTGAAATATTCAAAGGCTTCTGGTACTGTATGGATCATAGCATTTATTTCTGCTAATCCTTCCCTTAATACAGAGTCATCTGTAAATCCAGTTGTTATATATCTACCAGCTCCACCAAGTGTCTGAGCTATAGGTCTTAGGAACGTAGCTGTAGAGGTACCTAGAATCGCCCGTATGGGGGTCTTAGGACTGCTTAGCATACTATTTATCATAACACCTTGTAACTCTTTTACAATGGCTCCTGTCTGCCTTATACCATCAGCTGATGTATGACCAATTAATCTATGACGCATGTAAGAGTCAAAGTCTTGCCAATTATTAATTTTATTGGACATAGAGAATGCTTCTAACATAGCTCTCAATAAGTCATCAGAAGGCGCATCTCTTGCTACATCAAACATCATACTTACACGACCTTTTACTTGACCATGTAAATCAGTGAGTACTTGTTCAGCTAACTTCTTACCACCTGGTTGAGATAACATATCTCTATAAGGTTGACTCATTATGAATCTAGATCTTTCAACTTGTTCTAGACCTACAATAAGATTATTCTTTAGGTATTCTAAAGGACCGCCTACATCATCTATATTTGTAACATTGATTAATTCTCTTGAAGCAATACCTCTATCACGTAATTGTTTAAATAAGGATTGTTGGATTAAATCAGCAGCAAGTATTTCTTCTAAGGACCATTGATCTGGATCATCAATACTTTCAAGGAAAGGTCTCCAGAATTCATCAGTTTCTAGTTGTGCAGCATCACGACCACCAACAGTCTCCTTCATTCTTTCAAAGGCATCAGAGTAAACATCATGTAAACCTTTACCTCTAGCTGTAAGATCTTTCTCTAATTCAACAAATCTTGGATCATTCCTAAGTTCTTTACTAATAATGTTATTGATACCTTTAAGTTTAGATCCTGTATTTGCAATAGATTCAGCAGCAGCTGGAGTAATTAAACTTTCTGTAGATCCTAATTCAGAACCCCATTCTAATGTGATCCTCTTCAATGTCTTAGCAATATCCCAGGCACTACCTAAAGAATTAGGAGCACCTTGCCAATGTTCACCGATGGGTTTATTTTTATGAGCACCAAATCCAGGTTTGTTTAATTCAACTTGACCTTTCTCAATAGTTTGTTTCTGAATACTATCAGCAGCTTCAGCTATTTTACGCTCTGCTCTGTCTAGATTATCTTCAAAATCAGGTGTCCATGTACTAAATCTACGGCTTCTATCTGCTTTCTGCACCTTTAGCATCTCAAATATCTGTTGATCTGGATCTAATTTAGTAAAATCAACACCCTTATTATACAGTTTTTGAAGAGTTTTAGCTCTTAAATTCTTAGATACTAATGCTTTTGCAGTTTGCTCAGCTTTAAATATTGCAGCAGATTCTAGTTTATCTATATTATTTAAGACATCTTTGGTGGGATTATTTACTTTACCTTTTAGTTTCCTAGCTTTACCTATAGCTCTCATAGTTCCCTCAATAGGGATACCTATACCTACACCCTCACATACAGACTTTACTGTTTTCATTGCTGGGTGATCGCTATCATTAGTAGTACAAGGTGTATCAATAAAACCAAATCTATCTCTAACAACTTGTAATCCGTTAGCATCCTGTGAGTATTCTGAGAATATATCTTGTACTGCACCGATACTAGCACCTTTCACAAGCCAATTGGAACTCATTACAGTCCCCTTTGCAATTGCAGATAGAGCTCCTGTACCTTTAGCGAGAGCTGATCCCCATCCAACGATAGGTATAGCCATTGTACCAAAGTGTACACCAGTTCTGATAAAGTTACCCCACCATGTTTTAGTGATAGGGTTTAGATCCCCACCAAGTGGATTAAAGTCTGGCTCATAATCACCAGTTTCATTAATTTCTTTAACCATAGCCCCAGAGGCCATGTCCAAAGCTCGCTCAGGTGCAGTAGCAAAGGAGCTTACTGTATCTCTAGTACCACCAAGTATTGCATTTTTTAATTCAGTAAGGTTTTCACCAAGACCAAATTTACTAGGATCTTTGGCTCCATGAGGATCTTTTTGTTCCGCTGCTCTTTGAGCTTCCGCAGCTTTTTGTGCTGCAGCATCCTCTTCAGATTTTTGTCTTTCAATGGCTTCTTCATTAAGCCTTTGTTCTGTTAGTTCATTACTCTGTTCTACGAGAGTATGATCTATAAAAGGTCTTTCACTCATAGAATTTACCTTGTGTCTTTGCTAATTCTTTTACCCAATCAGGGGCTCCATCAATAAACCTCCATCCTAAATGTGTTTCACCTGATATTGGTCCAAATATTAATGTAGGTACTTCTTTCTGAAGTAAAGGGATTTTAAAATTAGCTGGTTTAGTTTCGCCGATAGCTGTGCCTCTATCACTTGCATTAGCATATGTAAGTTTAGTACCAGGTTCAAAATGTCTTTGGTTTAGATCATTTTTGAAAGCGGATGTAAGTCCTGGTGTTAAATTCGCTTCGTCAGCATTATATGTAAAAGAAGCTTGTCCTGTTTCTTCTGTATCTACAACACCAAATGGGATACCACCATATTCAGATAGTACTCGTTTCTGTATAAGTTTAACGTGTTCAGGTTTTAATATCTCATGCTGTTTTATACCAAGTTTATCCATCACTCCTTTGAAACCGCCTTCTTCTACAGTATTTAAATAGTCAGCGCTAATACCAGTCGCTTCTTCTAGATAGTTATCATTCAATCTAGCCATTGGTATACCATAGAAATTTTTACCTCCATCTTGATTGATCTCTAATTTCTCAAGATGACTATCTTTTATGGAAGCATTAACTTTGGCACGTATTTGACCTGAACCACCTCTTTCCATTATATATTGAGTTCTTTTATCAGCATTTAAATATTGGAATTCACCAGCTAAACTGATATTTATACCCATACCTTCTAATTGTTCTTTTAATATAGCTGCTTGTGTTTTACCACTTTTAGCAGCTAATTGAAGTAGAGTATCATCAAATACTTTGTAGTAATTTCCATCATCTGCTTTATAAACTAGATCTTTATGAATCCTACCACCTGAACGTAAATGAACAGCTATACCTTCAAGACGATCTTCTAATGCTGTTAAAGGTGAATCAAAACTAAAACCATTACGTTGCCATTCGTTACTAGCACTTGTAGTTAAATCTTGTGTACGGGTATCTGAACTTTTGAAGACCATCCATTTACTTATATCTTTATCGAATTCTGCTTGAAGTTCTTTGACAGCTTGACCTATGGCTTGTCCTTCTGGTAGGCCAGACTTCCTAAGCTGTGTATACCTATTTCTTAACCAAGCTTCACCATTCCTTTCAATTAATTCTTGAGTTAATGGCCTATCATATTCACCTTCAACCTTCTGTGATTGCTTTACTAAGGCTCCTAATAAATCATTAAACTGTTTCTTGTTAGATTCATTTATTTCATAAGCAGGGTCTAGTAGCATCCCTTCTTCTTCTAACCAATCACGAATTTCTGGAGGATAATTAGCTGCTACTTCATAAGTGATACCGCCTGTTTGTGAAGCTGCTGCTGTTAAATCTTTCTTCATCTGCTCAAATGTATCACCTTGCTGAGTAGACATATTCTCAGTAGCTTTTTCAACTAAATGATGAATGCTTAAACCTCCAGCACCATCTTCTTTTATTAATGTATGTCCCCACTCTGTGATCAATTCTATAGGTGGCGCTTTTCCGTTGTTAACTTTTATATACTCTGCCATTTGACCTTGCAGATTTGTAACAGCGTTAGCTCTTTTGTCTGCAGCTTCTTTACCTGCAGCTATAACACGTGCATCAATTCGATTGTCCCAATTTACATAATCAAAATTATCTTTTCTCCATTCTTTAAATTCTTTAAAACCTTCAAATCCAATTTGATTATGATCTTGTGAATTTATTAATGCCTCCTCAATTTTTCTTAATTTACCTAGAGTTATTTCTCCATTTTCATATGCAACTAATAACTGATTTAGTTTTGTTTGAAAAGCTTCTTTACGACCTTTCATATAAGGTGCTTGAGCTTCGACATCTTTAAGAAGATTGTAGACAAATTCAGTAGGTTTTAAATTATTTGCTTCCTTAATTAATACTGCACGTATCTGTTTTTGTACACTATTGTTCCAGAATTTCCTAGCATTAATGCCACCTTTTAAGTCTCTATCGCCGAAATAAGCAGTAAGAACAGGTTGGAACTCTGTCAAAACTGCTTCTGGTGAATACCACTGCGCTAAAACATCCGTGATTTTCTTCTGAGCTTGAGCATTTATATATGCTCGAACAGACTGATCAGGATCTTTATCGATTAATTCTTGATAATAGTCACCACCTTCTTCAATATCTTTTATATTTATAGGTTCAGTAATTCCAGGGAATACATGGTCTGGTATAGTTACGTCTTCTTGTAGCTTCTGCTGTGCCCATTCTGGACTCTTTTCTATTATGTCAGCTTTCATTAAGCGTAACATATTTGAGTTATAAAAACCACCGTTATTTAAAACTCGTTTTACTAATGCTAACTCCTCGCCTCCACTTTCCAATTCAAAGCCGAGTTTTGTCATCAGCCTTACGTTATTATCGTTTAACCTTTGGTTATTACGATAAAGGTCTAAGACTTCATTAAAACGTTCTGGATTCTTTTTTAGTTCTAAGAAATCAGAGAATGATTGTTGAACATCTTTTTTCTGATCCCTGGCGGCCATATGCTGTATACCATACTGCAATAGACCAGAAAAGGCTGCTAAATCTTGACCATGCCATTCTGCGGTCAGTTTAGATACCCTATCATTATGCTCATCTATGACCGTCTGTTGTTTAAATGCAAGGTCCATACTGATCAAATCAGCATCACCTTGTCTCTCATAATTCCCTAATAATGTTTTAGTGTTATTAGCTCTATCACGCGCTAACGTGTCAGCTCCTGCATCTTTAGGAGTAAAGGCTAAGGATTCTCTTTGTGGATCAAACCCCTTAGTCTGCCTCTGGTATTTTGTTTCGTTTGCCATAGTTATTTTGTGGGTTTGTTCCAGAATCCTGCATCGGCTCCACCTAAACCAGCAAATGTACTTATACCACCAGATATACCTCCCATAACATCACTGAAGAATCCTCCAGATGGTGAAGGTGCTTTCGTTGGCATAGGTCCAGGTAGTTGTACAGCCCCAGGAACTTGTAAGGCAGGTGGTATAGCAATCTTAGTCCAAGCTGTGTAGTCAGCATTCTCAAGTTGACCAGCAATTGCACCAAGTCTTTGCTTATGAGCAGATCTTGCACTAAATAAAGTTTTATCAAACTCCATCTGTTCTTGACCAAATGCTGCTAATGTGTTGATCATATTAGCACGTTCACGTGATCTGCTGTGACTAGTACCTGTACCAGATGCTGCAGCCATACCTTGAGCACGTAGTAACTCATTGGCCATTTTATTTCTTTGCAATGCTGCTGATTCTAACTGTTCAGCGTATTTAAACTGTTCAGCTACATGACTTGCAGAAGCAGCATCAGCATTGAATTTCCTTTGTCTTTTATAATCTTCTATCTTAAAGTCGTACTCTTCTTTGATCCGATCATTGGCCATGCCAATCATCAATTCTTCATAACGACCTTTATAAGCAGCTTGCTTTACTGAATGCACATGGGCTTTCATGGCCTGTATGTACTGCATTGCAGCTGCATTCTTAGCATCTTGGCGTTTACTTCTAGATCCAAGGAATCCAGAAACACCACTAGCTATAGCACCTGCTGCTGCCCAAGTTATATTCATCTCAACACCAGATTCAGCCAGCATCTGTTGATGTGGCTTATTCTGACCTGGTGGCAACATACTCATCTCAGCGTCACTCATTGGGATGCCGATGTCATTAAACATAGTTTACCTCCTTATACACGACTGTAGAATTTCTTGTTGTATTTACCTTCCCAAGTCATGCCCAATAGACTTACTGGTAAAGGAGTATCACCTACGATACTAAATGATATATTTTCATTACGTTGATGGACAGGTACCTCATGGATACTTTCAGCTGACATAGCAACATCATTAGCTGTATATGTGTATGGCATTATAGCAGAAACTGTATGTGATCTATCTGGTATTCCAGTTAAATTAACGTTATATTTCACTGGTCCGCTTAATCCTGTTGAAACTTTAATCCTATGTATAATAAGATCAGATGTATAATCAGTCTTAGTTGTACCTTCACCTGATGATGCGTAATACAACTTAGGTAACTCAACAGTCATTGTATATATGTAACCTATAATTAAGTTCTTACCTCTATAATCACCGTCTATATCTACATACTGATTAGGCGCTGAACCTTCCACAGTTGGATAAAGTATAGCTCCAACTGAAGCTTCAGTAGCACCAATAGTACCACCTATATAACCACCCAAAGCTACAACTGCTAACTTCTTACCTGCATGATGAGTGAATGGAAGGTATACTCTAGTTTTATCTACTACACCTGTTGATGGATATATTCTATATGGATTAGTATCAAACATATCCATACATACATCCGTCTTTTCACCTGTAGCTAAGGTTAAGAAACCAGTATCACTAGCTTGTCTAAGGTCAATAGAGTTGATTGATACATTAGTACCGTCAGATACCAATGCATAGAATGTACTAGTATCAAAGAATTGATCAACTAATGTACCAGTTAGATCCCATTTATACCATGTAGAAGCTTTTCTACCTTCAGATGTTTGATAAAAACGATACTGATATAGTGTATTTGTACCTGTATTAGCAAGTGAAATCATGCTCATACCAGGTGATGCGGCTATATTGTCTATAGAAGATGGGACTAATTCCGGTACAATACCTGTAGTATTGAATGTACTAGGAGGGTCGGTTGTACTAATATTAGCTATTTCAAATAACCTACTCCATAAAGGAGACTTCGATATAAAGCCTATTGATGAACCTAAATCTACAGCAGTTATCTTTGGATCACATTCAAAAGAAGATAGTGTATTAACTTTAGCAGACTCAGGACTTAATATATCTGAATCAGTTGATAATAAGAATTGCTCATTATCACTAAATATAACCAAACCAGCACTTGAAGGTTTAACGTAGTTAAGGTTAACAGGTTTAGTTGAGGATACTGATATATCAATAGGATCATCAGCTGTAGCAACCTGTGCAGATCCTACCCAAAAATCATAGAAGGAACCTGCTTTACTCATCACTACACTACCACCTGTCAAGAATCCAAAACGGTTTCTATAAAAGAACATGTTCCTTATAGTACTACCGACAAAGGTTGGTATAGGATTAGTTATATCATCCCCTACATCTCTATTCTCCCAAGCTATAGGTCTAAAATGAAATGTTCCATCTGCTTCACGTGTTAACTGATGAGGCATAGTTAACGGATCAAATTTATATCTTACACTAGGTGCAACGCATTCTTCCCAAGCACCAGGGCCAGCAGATGCTGTACCTGAAGTTACAAATTTAACCCACATATCATCCGCTAGGATGCTTTCACTATTGACAATCTTTACTCTATAATCATTAGTACATTGTACTGGTAACCTACTTAAATCAGTTATTTTATCTGTAAAGGTATAGATAGAGTTCTCTTGTGGACCACCAGAAGCTTCGATAGTGGTTACACCTGTTACATGTATACCTGAACCTACAGCAGTAGCTACACAACTAGCAGCTGCTCCGCCAGCTCCATTAATATTAGTTACCAAATTAGATACTACAGTCGGTACGTCAGCATCACCTGCTGTTGCATCTTCAGCGGTTGTATAATTAATTGTTACTCCATTTATTTTTACTTCATACTTAGCATTATAAGATACTATATAGACAACAATGAAAGCTTCAGTAGGTATTGGATCTGTATCTTCAGCTACCATTGATATTGTTCTAGCTTTATTTAATACATAAGTATAATCATTTAATGTTAATAACTCAATATCATCAGCAGATGCTCCACGTAAATAGCCTTCATGAGGTATACTAGTGATAGCACATGTATTTAAATCCTGAACATATCCTGAACTACCATCACCTAAAGCGTTTGACTCAGCAGTCACAGCACTGTTGTAGGCTGTCTGTGCTGTGTTCATAGTGTTAGTAGCTGTAGTCAACTCAGCAGCAGTATTAGCAGCTGGTGAAGACTCTATTAATTCATATACTCGCTTACCTGTAGATGCAATTGTAGGATGCTCATCAGTCATCTCCTTACCTTTTTTATAAGTAAGTGCTATGACTTTAAATGTAGCATTACCCCCACCACCTGATATTGTTATCACTTCATCTATCTTATAACCAGTTGTAGCCGTTGTACCACCAGCTGTTGCAACTGTAACTAGCTGATCAATAACACCTCCCGTTACAGTATAGGTTACTGTTAAACCAGTACCTGATCCACTTGAAGTTGTAGCTGCTGTTGTAGCACTATAACCTGTACCACCACTAACACGTTCTAGTGTAAGCACTGGTCCTGATATGGCACCATCAGACATGCTTTTAATATCAGCTGATGATGTACCAGAGTTCCACTTAAGAACAGTCCATGTATTATTAGCACCTTGTTTATATATACCAGATTTTATTTCTTCTTTAACAGTACCTTGTTGAGGGTCATAGTCGAATTGAGTATCCCAATAGCTAGCTGTCGTTATACTTTGGCCGTCATTTTTTTCGGCAAAATCTGCTTGAGCTGTATGTAATGAATCGGTTTTTGTGATAGTATCAGCTACAGCATCATTATACGTATCTAAATCTGTTTTCAGATTAGTGTAAGCTACATTGTCTGCACCTGGACCACCACTATCATCACCCATATCAACAACTCTAGGGCTTCCGTCTATAAGGCTCCATACTTTAAAAGTATTGCTAGCAAATTGACCTACATATTTTTCATTCTCATCTCGTAAGATAGAGAACCATTTAGCATAAGCTTCTGTTTTAGTAACAGTAAGAGTGATGGCTGCACCACCTCCACTTCCTAACGCAGAGTCAGCTATAGTTAATGTATCACCTACAGCATATCCTTTTCCAATGTCAGCTGCACGTATAGATAAACTAGCAGCAGTAGTAGCGAAGGTATGTCTTGTACTTACCGTTAGTACCACTGCAGCACCACCGCCACTTCCAAGGGAACTGTCGGATATTGTAATTGTCTCACCAATAGCGTAACCACTTCCACCTGTCTTACCATTTCTAGTATCAAGTGTAATAGTAGGTTTACCGTCTGAGTCTACTACGACTTTGAAATCAGCTCCTGTGCCAGAAGCACTACCACCAGCATTACCAACGTAGTAAGTACCAGCTGTTCTACTACTATCACTTACACCATTATGTGTAAAGCCTGTAACTTCATTTGATGCTAGGACATGTACATGAAACTTAGCACCAGAACCAGAGCCACCAGTTGCAGAGGCTCCACTGTATCTTCCTACAGTTCTACTAGCATCACCTACACCATTATGAGTTACACCGCCTATAGCAGTATTTATATTTTCAGCATTATATAGATTACTAACAAATTTACCCCCTGGTCTTTTAAGCATACCTAATGCATAGTCAGGGAATGTATTTATAGCATCTTTAACTTGAGTGGGAATCTTTTTCTTATCAGGTTGTTGCGATATCCCATTTAAAAAATTTGGAATATTCTGTGTAATTGTACTCATCGTTGTAATGCAGCAAATGGTTGATAGCTGTTGTGATAATCTTCAGCATCTTTCCAACCAAAGATAGAGTAGTCCCCTTGTTGAGTCTCATACTCTAGGGCAGCGGATTTAGTCTCAATCTCATTCTGTTGTAATAATGCATATATTGCTTGATCTCCTATCATTCTTACAGCACACAACCTAGCTGCCTTAGCAGTTATATAGGCTTGTACAGCAGGAGGTACGTCAGCAAATTCCCAATACCATATAATATCACATGTTAATTCCCGTGGATCATCTCCATCTTTCCATTCATAAGTATGCTCATTTCTATCATACAAGAAACCACCACGACGTACTGGGTTATAATCATCATAGTGTTGATACTTGTATGTATCTATAGATAAAGCATTAGAAGGGTATTCGATTTTAAACGTAACAGAATCAGCAGTTAATTTATAATGACGTTCTGTATTAAAAGACCAGCCTTCGGCTTGGACAGTTTTGTTAACTTCTCTTAATGTGTTAAGAGCTATAGCAACTTCAGGGTTTTGAAGATCCAGTGTGGTTACGGGTGCCTGACCCACTGAGCTTAATATTTGATTAACAGCATCCAGTTCTGTGGACACAGCATAAGTAGGATAGGACATATGAATTTATATGAATAAAAAAAAGGGGGTCGTGAGAACCCCCCATGAATAATTTTAGGTAACGTTACACTCTTGTGTAGCGTAAGCGACTCTTAGGTTTTTGGTGATAGATACCACAGCATTAGAGCTGCGGATATCAGTACCACCTCCATCTGTACGAGATACGCTTTCACGGTTGGCGTCTGTTGTGCAGACACCGTTGTTACCTTTAGCGACAGCAGTTGCCATTAGTATTACCTCGTATATTTATTAGCAGCCAGGGGTTGCGGTTAGATCGCAAGAACCTGTGGCTGTTGCTGAACTAGCAGCGATTCCAAAGGAAGATGTTCCTAAAAGAGTTCTACCATATTCAACAGGTGTAGGAGGGTTCTCGGTAATAGTATCGAGACCACCAATTCCTACAGTAATTGTGCGCTTTCTATTTTCGCCAGGGATAGTAGACATAGTATACCTCCTTACTGGTTAGAGAATTCGATAGCAGCAGCAGGGTTAAGGGTTCCGGCTCCCATAGCCAAGCGTCCTAGAATGACATCTCCTTGGTATAAAACCGATACATCACCAGAGGTTACTTGTACTTGAGGTCCGATTGCTTCAACAACACCAGCTACATCTTTCTGATAGATAAGACCGCAATGATATTGGAAGTCACCAGAGTAATCATTGTTCTCACCAGACTGAGAATTAACAGTACCTGCCAAGAATGGTAGGTTGTTAGAACGTCTGATTTGAATACCAGCAATCTCATAGAGACCTTCGCCGGAGTTTAGATTACCTTGCTTGTTACCATAGTCACGATTCAGGATGTTAGTAGATACCTGAGAGACTAGAGCATAGTACTGTCTTGGAGAGAGTACAGCTGTACGTCCTTGCTTAGGTACATTCTTTTCATCAAGAATTGAAGCAGCTTCGAAGAAGCCATCAACTAATGCTTGAGCATCATACTCTTTACCAGTACCGAGTTTGATGGTTGAACCACCTGGCTCTGGACCTGGAGATGCAGTAATAGGATGTGAAGCACGAGCTGCTAGAGCAATCGTTCTGAAGATCTTCTTATCATAAGCTTCGGCAAGTGCGTGACCAATCTTCTTAGAGATCTCTCCCCTTAAAGAGTAGTGTGCAAGTGTCTCATCTAAATCATAGACGAAAGCTGAACTGATAAGCAGGTCGTCACAGACGATTGTCTTCTCTGCTACTGGAGGATCACCCGATCCGAGGATAGGTTCACCTGGCGTATGGTAAGCCGCTTGCATGCGTCCCGTGAAGATGAACTGCAATGATTTGCCGTTCTTTAGGGTACGTCTTTGTACTGTGTCACGTGCGATTGTTGCGCTTTCATACGCCTTAAACAATTCACCACTGAACAGTTTTAAATAAGTTGAGTACTTGGTATCATAGGCGTTAGAACCAGAGGTGCTGGTCACCGCCTTATTCAGGGTACCTAGTACGGTTTGTGTGGCATTAGCCATTGTTACTTCGAGAGTATAATTTACAGACTCTCAACGTTGAGAAAATTTTTCGCGTTATATTTGTGGTCTATCCCACCGTCTAGACAGCTTAAGGGTATCCACCTTAGTGGGCCAAAAGCCAAAGCGGGTGAGGGGAATCGAACCCCTGTCTACCATTTACACCCGCAGGAAGGAGGTTGCCCTCCTGTCCGAAGTGTTTACCACTTCTTCCATACTACATTGGAACCTGCTAAGAGGTGAGTTCCAGCTGCAGAACCAGTTATGTTAGCTAACTGCAATGAGATATTACCCTTTGTAGTTGCTGTAACTAGAGCGTTAAAGTGTACTTGTAAGAATAGAGCAGCAGCATCAGATACACCTGAGTCAACACCGATTGTTTCACCGGCACCGTCAGTTGAATAAGTTGTTACGCACTCTACACCAGCTGCTGAAGGTGTTGCAGCAGAATCAGTATATACTACGGATGCAAGTGAATGAGTTGCAATAGTTGTAGCGACTGCAGTTGATCCATCAGACACAGCTAGGTTTGCAATTCTGTAGCTAAGCTCATTGGTAGTATCTGTATCATACCATAGAGTATAGATACCCATAACCCTTTCATATCCACCGACTGGGATGCTTAGATCAGATTGTGTTGCTAGTGTAGCAGATGATAGAGATGATCCGTCATTTGCTAGGATCTTGCTATTATCGAATAGGGTTCCTGTTGAATAAGCAACAGTTCCATAAGTGGAATTACTTGTAAAAGGCATTTGTTTAAATTAGTATAGGTTTATTGCTCTCATGCAGTTCCGCTGCACAAGGCTAAAGAGAAGTAAGAGCTTCTTCTAATGATTGAGGT